CAGACGACGACATCTTGGTGAGGGACTGGAACCAGCTCCTCTCCATGCTGAACAGGGAAACAAAGACACTCGCATCATTCGGCGTGAGACTGGGCATCGCACGCACGAGCATGGCCGGAAGGCACAATCATGACCCAGACCAAACCCACGACGGCACACCAGCGCCGTGGGAAGACGCCTAACGCCAGAGACCTCGACACCAGAGCTGGCAAGGCGATCCGTTGGATCGAGAAGCATCTCGTCATCCCCGATGGAAAGTTCGTCGGCAAGCAGTTTGTCTTAGAGGACTGGCAGTGCGCCGAGATCGTTCGCATCTACGACAATCCGCACGGCACGCGCCGAGCGATCCTGAGTTTCGCTAGAAAAAACGGTAAGACCACGCTGGCTGCGTGCTTGCTGCTGCTGCACCTGTGTGGGCCTGAGAGCAGGATCAACACGCAGCTCTACAGCGCAGCTCTGTCGCGTGATCAGGCAGCAGTGCTGTTCGATCTCGCATCGAAGATGGTGAGGCTGTCGCCGACGCTGCGGCCTCCCTACGTGACGATCAGGGAGACCAACAAGCAATTGCACTGCCCAGCTCGTGGCACGCTGTACGTCGCGTTATCGGCTGACGCCAGCACGGCGATGGGTAAGTCGCCGATCTTTCTTGTCCACGATGAGCTGGGGCAGGTGACTGGGCCGAGACATCGACTGTACGACGCACTGGAGACGGCGACATCGGCGCATGACGAGCCGCTGTCCATCGTGATCTCGACCCAGGCTCCTGGCGACAACGATTTACTGTCCATTCTGATTGATGACGCGCTGAAGGAGGCTGATCCTCGCGTTGTCGTGTCACTGTACTCGGCACCTGACGACCTCGACGCCTTCGACATCGAGACCATCAAACTTGCGAACCCGGCGTTCGGAAAATTTCAAACAGAGCGTGAAATCATCGGCATGGCCGAGGATGCACGCAGGATGCCGGCGAGAGAGAACGAGTACCGCAATCTCGTTCTTAACCAGCGTGTCGAAGCGCACGCACTGTACGTGAGCCGAGGAGTGTGGAAGCGGAACGGCGCGAAGGCTCGACCGATGCGCGTCTGCTACGGAGGTCTCGACTTGTCGGAGGTCAACGACCTCACGGCGTTTGTTCTTGTCAGTGATTATGGTGATGGGCAGTACGATGTCCATCCGACCTTCTGGTTGCCAGAGCATGAGATCGAGCTGCGGGCCAAAAAGGACCGAGAGCCGTGGGATGTGTACGCCAAGTCTGGCGAACTGGAGCTGACGCCGGGGAGCAGCGTGGACTACAGCTTCGTTGCCAAGCGCATCGTGACGCTCTGGCGGAAGCATGACATCAGGAAGATCGCGTTCGATCGATACAACATGAGGCATTTAAGACCTTGGCTCATCCGTGCTGGTATGACCGAAGCGCAAATCGACGCCACGTTCGTAGACTTTGGGCAAGGGTTCGTGAGCATGGCACCAGCTCTCCGGTATCTGGAGGGTCTGCTGCTGAACGAGAAGCTGCGCCACGGCATGCATCAAGTTCTGAAAGTGTGCGCGTCGAACGCGGTGGTGAAGCTCGATGAAGCGGGCAATCGGAAGCTCGACAAGAAACGGTCTCGCGGTCGGATCGATGGAATGGTAGCACTGGCTATGGCCGCAGCGATGCTCGACACCACGTCGCACGAGCGACACGTGTTCGAGGATATTAAACTGGACGACCTCATCATGGCTTAAGGAGCCGAAGAAAATGCCTAGAGAAAATATTTCAGCTTTGACTGCGCTAACCAACGTGGCCGACGGCGACCAGCTCCAGATACGAGATGCGTCGGCACCGGCCTCGAATAAGTCGGTAACGATTGCAGAACTGCGCAACAGCATGCAGAGCGGCATCGTGACGATTACGGCTGCTTCTGACGCCATCACACGCGCAGAGCATGCTGGGCGCACGATTGTGCTGTCGCGATCTGGCGGCATCGACCTGACGATGCCTGAGGCGACCGGCAGCGGCGACCTGTACAGGTTCGTCATTGCGACGGCGACGGCGGATGCCTACGCGATTGCGTCGGCTGACGCGGTCAACTGCAACTTCGCAGGGACGGCGTTTGGCTTCGACGGAGACGGCGAGCCAGCGAACGGCTGGACTGACGCCGACGCTACGTCGTTGGCGTTTGGCGGCACTGCGCAGGCCACTGGTGGCTCCATTGGCGACCGCATCGAGCTGATCGACATCGCTACCGATCTTTGGCAAGTCACTGCCTGGATCACGCAGGGCGGTACTGAGGCGACACCGTTCGTTGCGTAATGGCGAAGAAGCAGAACAGGCCACGTGATCGAGTGATGCGGCGGGTGTGGAAGAACCCACCGAAGCAGTATTACTCGACACGCGCCAACGCAGGACCGGAGGTCGCCGACGATCAGAAGGTGGCAATCGGTCTGGAGATATTGAGCAACAACAAGGGGCGCGAGTGGCCGAAGAAGCGGCTGCGCATTCCCAGAAGGAGCAAGTGATGCTTGGCGGAATGACAGGACTACTCGGCATGCTTGGCAAGGGCGGCGGCGGTGCCGGTGGTCTCGCTGGCGCGATGCCTGGACTGGGTCTGCTGGGGAACTCGTTCCAGACTGCTGGCGCTGCGAAGACGGCAGACGGCCAGCCTATCGGCGGCGGCGGTATGCAATACAATCCCATGATGATGGGCGGCAGCGGCTTACTCGGCCTTCTTGGTGGCGGTGGCGTGGACGACCTTGGTGCGATGGGCGGCATCCTCCCGATGCTCCTGGCGCGAAACGGCGGCATGGGCATGGGCGGGCTTGGCCTTGCAGGTGGACTGCTCCCGCAGCTCCTCAAGGGCACTAAGGCTGGCGCTGCGATGCCTGGAACGTGGGACACGACGATGACACCAGCGGGCACACCTGCTGACTGGTTCAATCGTGTGACAGGGTCGTACATCGATGCAGCCTAACACTCGGCAGTGGTTTGAGAGCCTACCTCCGCAGCACCAGAAGCTGGTCGCGCAGGTCATGCTCCATGAAGCGCAGAACCAGGGGCCACGCGGCATGGCGGCAATCGCTGATGTCGTGCGCAACAGGCAACTTGGTTCAGGCAAAGGCGTTCCTGCTCTGCTTGACCCAGTTCAGTTCACTGGGTTCGAGGAGGACGGTCAGAACTGGACGCCAGAGCAGCTCGCACAAGCGCGTGAGGCTGTTGGACTGGACACTGGCGTGGGCGGTGCCACGCACTATTACAATCCGAGCATTGCGAACCCTTACTGGGGCAAGCACATGCGCAACACAGCGAATGTCGGTGATCACTACTTTGGTGATCTGGGTACGCCAGACCTCGATCCGTTTTTGCCGAGGGGTCGGCCAGCACTCATGCAGACGGCGTCGTATCAGCCGATGCGCATGTCGGCACCACAGAGCGATCCCGTACCAAGCATGACGCCTATGGCGTTCAGTGGCGCACCGGCGACACCGATCCCTGTGGGCGGGCAGATGTCGCCTTTGCCTCTGGGCTGGGGGCAGCAGATGTCACCAGTGCCGGAAGGTTGGGGCGCACCTCAGATCATGTCTCCACTGCCGCAGGGAGGTCCACAGCCGCATCTTGCACCGGCACCACCACCAGTGCAGACGGCACCACCACTTGCTGGCAACGCTCCAGGCTTGCTGGGCAACACGCCTTTCAACTTCATGGACGCGATCCTTCGCGGCTTTGGGAAGCTCGTATGATCCGCGATGACTGGAAGCGCATCAGTGGCGTCCACGTCACCGAGGCGGGCGACATCGCCGTGGTGTGGCTTGCGCTCGACCGAGAGACCGACACGCTGCACATGTACGACTGCGCCATCTTCCGGCACGAGACGTGGCCGGTGATCGGAGAAGGCATTGCAGCTCGCGGTCGGTACATCCCGATGGCGTGGGAGCTGCGAGGCAAGTCTGTGAAGGCAGAGCTGGAGGAGCGTGGCATCAACATGGTGCGCGACGGTCTTAGGGAGGACGACGCGCTCGCGGAGGTCACGTCGAACGGCATCGAGAGCCGGATGCGATCTCGGAGGTTTAAGATCAACAAGAGCTGCGTGGAGTGGCTCGATGAGTACAAGACCTTCTACCGCAAGGAGACCAGCGTGCCTCGCGATAGCCATCCTCTCATGGCAGCAACGAGGTATGCCGTTGCGCAGATGGACTGGGCACGGCCACTACGACGCAAGAAATCTCAGACCCGTACAGCACCGAAGCTGGCGATCATTTAACCGGAGGAGAATACTGTGGGCATCCGCGACAAGCAGGACATCCAGAAATTATTTGAAGACGTGAGGCAGATGCAGCAAGCGATGAACCTGCTTACCTCTACCGTAAACGAGCTGAAGGCGACGTTCCCTCAGTTCGAGCAGAACTTGGCGTTGTTGAGCGAGAGGATTGGCGCGGCCAAACCTCCTGAGACGCGGCGCACAGCCATTGCGAAAGCACGAAAGACCTGAACATGGCGAAGAAGATGACCGACGACGAGCTGGTCGCGCTCGTTGACAATGAGTTCAGCTCCTCGATGGGGCGCGAAGGGCACGAGATCAGCCAGGAGCGTGCCAGGGCTATGGACTTTTACATGTCCAGGCCAATGGGGAACGAGATTGATGGGCAGTCCCAGGCTCGCACGAGCGACGTGGCGGATGTGGTTGACGCCATCATGCCGTCACTGCTCCGCGTCTTCACCATCAGCGACAACCTTGTGAACTTTGATGCAGTCGGCATCGAGGACGTGGAGGCGGCGCAGCAGGAGAGCGATGTCGTCAACTATGTCTTCTGGAAGCAGAACCCTGCGTTCATGATCCTGTTCTCGTGGATGTGGGATGCGCTCGTGCAGAAGAACGGCGTGGTGAAGGCGTGGTGGGATGTGACCACGGAGGTCACAACAGAGCAGTACGAAGGTCTCAGCGAGCAGGAACTGCTTCTCCTCTCGTCTGATGACGAGCTGGAGCCGACCGAGCAGGAGGAGCGCACTGAGATAATGATTGTGGACATGGTCACGCCGATTGGCGTCATGCCGCAGCAGGTTCCGCAGCAGGTCTACGACATCAAGTTCAAGCGCACGACGAAGAAGGGTCGCGCACGCATCGAGCCTGTGCCTCCAGAGGAGTACCGCATCAGCTCTGACGCGAACTCGGTCGATCCGTCCAGCGCACGCATGGTTGGTCATGAGCGCGAGATAACGCGCAGCGAAGCCATTCGTATGGGGTTTGACAAAGACGAGGTCATGGCGCTGCCGATGTCGAGCCAGTCCAACACTGGTGAGGAGCGCAGAGCTAGGAACCCAAACGCGGAGGAAGACCCGACAGTCAATCCGACGACCGACAAAGCGGAGGAGAAAATTCTCCTGCGCGAAGCGTACATCCGCTGCGACTATGACGGAGACGGCATCAGTGAGTTGCGTCAGGTCTACACGGCTGGCAGCAAGCTGCTCTCGAACGAGGATGCCGACCGTCAGCCGTTCCACGTGCTGTGTGCCAAGCCTATTCCGCACAAGCATTTTGGTCGGTCGATTGCCGACCTAGTGATGGACATCCAAGAGATCATGACGACGCTGCTGCGGCAGACGCTCGACAATCTCTACCTGTCGAACCATCCGCGACACGGCGTGTGGGAGATGGGGATGTCAGACAACACGCTGGACGACCTCATGGCGTCCCAGGCTGGTGGCATCGTCAGGTTCGACCGACCTCCGCAGGAAGCCTACGCTCCGATGTCTGTGCCGTTTGTGGCGCAACACAGCTTCCCTGCGATGGAGTATTTCGACAAGCTGTCGCGCAAGCGCACTGGTGTGCATGAGGATGCCGAGGGGCTGTCACCGGAGGCGCTGAAGAACATCCAGCAGTCCGTGCTGATTAATGCCATCGACATGAGCCGGGGCAAGGTCGAGGCAATCGCTCGCATCTTCGCGGAGACCGGCATCAAGACGCTGATGCTGCACCTGCATGAGCTGCTCCAGAAGCACCAAGACAAGGAGATGGTCGTCAACCTGCGCGGCACGTTCGTGGAGGTCGATCCGAGCGAGTGGCGCAAGCGCAGCGACATGACCGTGGCTGTCGGTCTGGGTATGGGGTCTCGCGAGACGAAGGCTCTGGGCATCGACCGCATCCGCGAGGCGCAGCGTGAGATCGCAGCCGGTGGTGGTCTGGGCGTCCTCGTGTCAGCCGACAACATCTACAACACGTGCGATGAGATCGTGAAGAACGCCGACATGAAGCAGACCGAGAGGTTCTTCACGAAGCCAGAACCTGACACGGACATCAGCGACAAGAGCAGCGAGCAGCAGTCGCAGTTCCAACAGGCTCT